CAAATTGCAACCTCGTTCGGTTGAATTGGATAACCCAAATAAGCACTCCACAATTCGGCAATCCTTTTGTGCTGAGAAATTGGGTGCCCATAACTGACACCTCGCGCATGAATAGTTTTGATGACATTGTCAAATAGTTTCTCAGTGTTTGTCATAATCAAATACTTCATCGGATTTAAGTTTCATGTCTGTTAATCGCCTATGAGATTGCCAGCCTTGTGCTCTGCCTACCCAATAGCCACGATTCCAAGCTTGATCCATTATCTTTGTTATTGCATACCAACCAATTAAATAACCCAGGATGCTATAAAGCACTATCCATGGTGCTGTTGTTTCTATCATGTAGCCCTACTTTCCATACCACAATTTGTGGCATAGCAATAGTGTGACATGTGTGTACGACTTTGTGGATTATTTAGGGCGTAGTTTGTATAACGATTAGGTAACGATGTTACCCGTAATACCGCCCTAGAGCTGTAAATGAGCCATCCTTATTGATCGGCACTAACGTTGGTGTTAGCGTCTTTCCTACGGCTTCTAGTATAGCAATACCCATTTGCCAATTCGCGCTTCCATAGCGGATATAAGAGGCTTTTTTTCTATCCATAAGATTACCTACCTCAACCCCATATAAGGGTCTGTAATGGCTTCCTATGGCCTCTGTATAGGCACTCATGCCTAGTCTATGGCTATGTCCTGCTATGACCGATTTGCCCCATTTTTTAGCAAGGTTAAGAGCTGTGATACCTGCATGCTGACTCATGCTGCCTTCATCGCCATGTGCTAATACCCAGCCAGGGTGAAACTCGTATGCAATCTTGTGATAATCAATGCCCATAGATCCAAAGTCCATGAACTTAGGATATTGAAGCTCTGGTAAACCTATTAAGCCAGGTGTTTTTAACAAAGTATTGTAAAGGCGATCAGTATGATTACTGCGGATAACACTAGCCTTTTTGCTGTACTCGGTAAGATCCCATAGTATATCCTGAGTAGCTGCACGATCTTCGTTAAGACTCTGACTATAAGCCAGAGGTGTGCCATCGGCCCACTTGCTAATTGTTTGAAAGTCGATCTCATCGCCAACACATAAAACCTCGTCAAACTTCTCACGTCTTGCAAGTTTAATGACGTTCTTGACTGCCTGCTCATGGTGAAAGGGAATCTGAAGGTCTGAAATTACAAGCCATCTTTTTGTACTAATCGTCATCTTCTTCAGGAGTAGGGATAACTGGGATAATGCCGTCTTTGCCTACTACCCAATCGGGCATAGACGCTGGGCTATCCATTAGGTATAGGGCAACAGATTCTGAGAAACCTGCCCTACGTGCAGCTCTGAACATCTCATGTTTTGCAATATAGAAAACTTCTAGCTTAGATAAAGGGTCAGGTGATTTACGCACCACGCGTCTGTTTATCTTCTTACGCTTACGTCTTGTATCTGCCATAGGATTATTGTCGCTTAACTATTAGGGAATATAGATCATCAACACGCTGCTCTAATCTAGTAAGTTGATCTTTCATACTAGATCCGCTATTAGGTTTAAGTTCTGCTAAGTAAGATTTAATAACCCAGCGCAGAGCCACTAATAAACTTGTACATACTGCGCATACGCCAACGGCTAAAGCGACCCATTCGCCAGGTGTCATGCTTCATCTGCACCGAAGCCATAAGCATCATCGGATTTATCTAAAGCCCTAGCTGCTGGGCCTGCAAGTGCGGCCACTACTACTGATATAACTGGATCTAGTCCTAACTCATTACTTGCTAAGAATGTTAAGAATGATACAAGCACACCCCTAAAGTATGATTTTAGTATTGCTTTCTGCTTTTCACTGATTTTCATATGTTACCCCCTAGTAGTGGTATATCAAACGGCTTACTATCTTTATCGCCTAACTTTGTAAAGCTGATATGTATGTGCTTTGTGTGTTTGTTAAAACCTCTGTATTTACGCCACTTGTAATTAAGTATTTTGCTAGCGATCATGCCGTTATGTATTACGTAAGAAATGCGTTTATCGGCCTTGCCGCATATTCTGATCTGGTCAGCCAAATATACTGAGATCCCTTCGGATGTATCCAGGCGAGAATCAACATCAATGGCTCGTACACACCCATTTGCGTCTGGATTATGATCCGATTTTCTGGTGGCATGACGAGCATCGCCCAACCATCCGCAATTGGTAGTGCGACGATCTGGGTACCAGGTATCAATCTGATCTCGTAGCTGTACGCCAGCTGCACATAGCCATGGTTTCATTATTTAGATTTTGATTTACCTAAAGTCAGTCCATCTGGTATTGGCTTAGAATAATCCCATCTTGCTATGTATTGAATACCATCACCATCATCTTGCAAAGTGATGCTACCTGTTCTTGGTACAAAATCTTCAATAGTTAATTCGGAATATACATTTGTAATTTTAGTAAATAAGTCCATATTATGCTCCTAAATATACTACAGAAAAATTGGTTTGAACTGTTGCTAAAAAAGATAAAGTGCTTCCACCGTTTTGGAAAACAAAGGCTTCAATATAATCTGCTGCGGCTAAATCATATATGGCGGCGGTAGTTGCACCTGATTCAGAAGCGCCTTTATTTACTTCGTTTTGATGAATAGTCGTGCCATTTTTTTTAATATAATTTACACATCTAGTAGCACTTGGTGAAGTATCCCAACTAGAAGTAAAGTTAATTTGATATTTTCCACCTTTACCAGTAGGGATGGTAATTCTTGAAGTATTTGTGCTTGTATTGTGATAACTATCAGTATCAAAATATTCGCTATTCCAGGTTATAGCAGTATCAGTTCCACTAGAAATTGATTGAAAAACGCTTTTATATAATGAACAACCAGCAAAAGTAGAACCACCAGCCGAAGGTGTTTTCCACTCTGGTGCAGTTGCTCCTGAATTTACAGTTAGTACTTGTCCAGCTGTACCAATTCCGAGGCGAGCAGGTGTTGAACCACTTGAAGAATAAATAGTATCGCCAGTGGTAGTCATTGGGTTAGTCATGCCAGTTGTATCTAAATTAGCCCAAGCACTGCCCGTGTAATATGTAGTTACATTTGTATCTTTAAGATAAGCAAAGTTACCTTCTTGTGGTGAAGTTACAGCTGCATCTCTAGCAGCGGCACTGGCAAATACCCAAACACCTTGCATTAAATAGCCATCTACATCGGCGGCTGTTAAAACCTCGCCTGTAACAAAGTCCTTAAAACCTAATCCTGCTGCCATTTATACTCCCTAGTAACTTAGGACATTATAGTCTAAAGTGCCATAAATCGTATCATTTAGGATAAATGCGTCTATGACTGGCTCTAATGTCGTGAACGTGGTTTTCCAACTATTCGGTGTTATGTTCATTCTTACACCAAAAATCTGTAAAGTTTTCTCTAGGGTAGATCCACCTGGCTGGGTAGTAATTACTTTGATTGGATCAAAGAAGTCTAGGTCTAGGGCTGCAATTATGCCTGTATTGTAATTAGAGGTGTATAGGTCTAGGACTATGGAGTCTACTCGGATGCTGGTCTCAGCTCTACTAGCCACATAAGCCTGGGCATAATCTAGGGCTACAGCATCGGTCTGCATAAGTAGGTTGTCTAAAAAATAACTGTGTAAAAAGTATTTATCTATGCTAGCTTGATTTAGGGCTACCTGTGCAGTGCCACCAGACCTAGTAATAGTAGCTTTATTAAATACCAATACATCATTAAGAATCCAACTAGCATCAAAATAGGTTATGCCTGTGCCATTATCTGCAAAGATTGTAGGTGTGCCACCAATAGATCCAGCGGTTACTGCTCTGTCTTGGAATACAAATGAACCACTAGCATCTACATATAAAGCACCATACTCTGAATTGGCTACAGTAGTTAAAGCTTGTAGTGCTGTGCGGTTAGTACCAGGGTCTGCCTGCATAGTAGTGAGCCCTGCATCGACATCACGCATAGTGGCTGGCCATGAGATTTGATCTAATATTTCGTTTACACGTGTGCCTGATAAGTCGCCTGCAGTAGCACCTGTAACTGTACTGATCTGAGCTAACTGCGCAAGTCTGAACGCATCCACGGCTTGTATTGTGGTTATGGCTAAATCTTCACCAGACTCGTCTGGATAAGTAGTTACATAACTTGTAATAAATCCTGCAAATATAGGATAAGTAACACTGCCATAGGTTGCAGTAATCTGCACTTTTTTCATAGGTGTCAATAAATTATAGTAAGGCCCCGATACGTTCATTGGGTTAAAGTCACCCGACTGATCTACTATGCGTAAGGTCAGTGCGCCTGTTTGGAATTGATCTGATAATGCTGTACGGCCTCGATTGGTTTCTATTCGATTAACTTGATTAGACACATCTACAATTACAGCTGCGCTATCACCTAATATATTAGTACCCAATATGCCTGATCCCAATATCATGCTCTGCGCAAAACTAGGTCCAGTGCTAAAGTTAATTAAAGCAGTTATGACAGGTAAGGTCATACTATAAAGCCATTAGGTACTGTTGAGTAACCTGACCTAGTTGCTACCTGTATGCTTTCTGCTATAGCTTGACTTAACTTGTCGCTACCACCATCTATAGTAAGCCTAATATCCATAGGTGCCTGAGCTGTGGTGCGCTGAGCATTCTGGCTTAAAAATTGGTTAATGCGTGAGTTTAAATCTCGTGTAGATTCCATCGCTACTTTGTTTTCAAAGGCTGCTATTTTTTCGTTAGTTGCCTGAGCTGTAGATAGGGCATAAGCGTAGGTAGGTGCTGCAGTTGAGGTAGGTGTTTTAACGCCACCTAATGAAGCTATGAATGCGGCTATCTGTGCGTTTAACGCTCGCACCATTTCTAGGGCTGTATTTTGTAGGTAATCATCTATTTTTGTGTTTAATGTTTTCACTTTAAATAATGCAAAGTCTTCTAAAGACATACCTGCCAGTTTTGCCTGCTCTGCGAGTTTTCTTAATGCCTCAGTTGCTTCTAATTCTGCTAAATACTTCTTAGCCAAAGCCTCGTTATTGTCTAGGATTGCTAGCTGTGATTTTAGGCGTAACTTAGTCTCTTCATCGGTGGCGTTGTTTAGGGCTGCGTTTATGCCTATGCGCTCTAGATCAAACTTCTTTTTCAATTCTTCTACGTTCTTATTCTCAATAGCGTTCTTTTTTTGCAATAATAATAATTCTGCAGCCTTAGCCTTTGCTAATTTATCTTCAGTCTGAAATCGTTTCGCATCTATACGGCCTGCGCTGCGTTGTTTATTAGCTGGTAAAACTGTTGCTGGCGCACTCATTCTACCTAGACGTTGCAATAATCCGACTGCACTCATTTCATAAGAAAAGGTTAATAATTGTTTTAGCCCAGGTAGATTTGCTATTGTTTGTA